TGGAATTGTCCAAAAACTAGATGCCCTTATGAGAATAGATCTCACAAAGGATTTTATTGACTCATCAAATATATAATTAATTTCTTCTAATATTGGACTTAATATTTTATCTTCATCTTTTTTTGAAACAGATGGTTTATTGTTTGATAAAATATCATCTAAAATATTACTTGACATTGTCTTCCTTTTTTGTTTCTAATTTCCACTTAGAACACGGTGAATCAAACGGGCACTGAGAACAATAGGATATAAGTCCTCGCTTTGGAAGAAAGAATTTTTCCTCACTTAAAGAAGTACACCAAGCAGATAGTGTTTCTATATCTTCTTTCTTTGTATCAAACTTTGTGAAATTTGGTTTTGGATTAAGTAAATCATAATATCCAAATTCTGCTTTCTGTATTTTAAGACCATATCTATTCCAAAAAGCTTTATTGAGCACAGCGAAATCAACACTATACAGGTATTCTTTTTTGAACTTAACATTAAATACCCATTTAACAACATATATTTTATCATGATAAAAATAAATTAGGTCAAACTTATCTGATATAGCAACATTATTATTGATATCAACAATAAAATCATCTTCAATAGCCATTGGAATGATATCTTGACTAGAAAAGTTTTCTGAGATACCTAAAAGAGCTGCTGCTGCTTTCGTTGTAAGGCTAGCATTATTTCCATAAAAACTTTCATGCTGCTCATGAGCTATATCATAAGCGGTAGTATCTTTGGGATACCAAAGCTTTTCCCACCTATTTAACAGTGATGCGTATGATGGTGCTGTTCCAGATTGTTTTTTATAAAAATAAAAATTAACTATACTTTTTAAAGTATTTTCAAACTTTTGACTTACTAGCTCTCTACCACCAATACGTTCTGGAAGTTTATCTTTATGTCTGAAGTCGTACAATCTTGCGCATACTTGAAAATCTTTTATCTCTTTTAAATTAGACTTAATCATTAAATAACCGACATACTTTCTATAGTTGAATCAAAGTCAGACCCTTTCTCATAGTCCTTCTCTGTTATTGCTTCGTATTCTTCATATGTTTTTCGTTCGTCAACATATCTAACGAGTGGAGAATCATAAACAAATGTCGATCCAGTAATTCTATTCTTTGGAATTTGAAGCTGCATGACATTATCATCTTCTGAATCGTCCCCACTTACAAGCTTCTTTTCTGTAATGAAAATAGTAACTGCACACTTTTGTTGAATAGCAAGAGATCCACCAGTATCAGACTGCTGCACTACCTCTCTCTTTTCTTTCATTCTGTTAGAGTTTTCTTGAGCTGTAATTATTAAAACGCAATTCATATCTCTGGCTAGCTTTTCAAGCCTAACCATCATTTCTTCGAATTCTCCCCAGCGAGGCTTACTTTTGCCACCTCTTGTAAACATTGACTGAATCGTATCAATAACAACTACATCTGGGAGTCTCTTGGTGTCACCAGTGATATCGCGGAGCCATCTTTCTAGGTCCTCAAAATATGGAGTCTCTGGATCATGTCTGACCATGAATCTATCACCCCATTCATCTAACTTATCCCTAAACTTTTGTAGGTTATCTTTTTTTTCCTGCATAGTCCATTTGCCTGATTCAGCATAAACATTCTTGCCAATAATTTGTGTCATCAAAACTCTTTCCCAATGAGATAAAGCTTCTTCAAAGTTCACATAAAGAACCTTATAACCCTTATCCGCCCAATTGTTTATAAGACACTTAGCAAATGTGCTTTTACCTTTTCCTGATGGTGCAATAATTGCATGGACAGCGCCTTTAAAAAAGCCACCTTCATCCGTATAGCCCATCGCTCTGTTTAGGGATTTGTATTGAGTCGGCAAAAAGTCTGGTATCTCTAATAGATCTTCAGCTCTTTTGGCAATATCTTTTGCTGTAGTTACACTATCTAGCGGATTATAGTTTAAATCATTCTCTAAATCTTTAATGTCAGATGTTATCTGAGCTATACGAGCTATATCTTTTTGTGACTTTTCACCCTTTTGTGTGATAAGTATTTGAAGCTCTTGTAAAGAATCTAATTGCTTTCTTTTATTTGCTTTATGCTTAACAATTTTTGTAATTGATTCAGGAGTTGACATGTCAATAGACATCAATATCTCCATCATCATATCAACTCCAGAAACACCACCAAGACCAATATATATATCTGTTTCTGACTCTAACCATACTTTAAAAGCTATTGGATCTACAATTGGTATCTTTGTAGTATGATAATAAGAGAGAAGAGCTTTGTAAAATTCATTAATACCAGTTTGACCATGTATTGATCCTACTATATCTTCTGGAAGAAAAGCATCGAAGTATGCTATAGCCTCATGTTCTCTAAAGCACAGTGCGAATATTTGATACTCCACTGGAAACTCTTTTTTTATAGATATGACTTCCTCATCTTGAGTCATTTTTTCTTTTTTCTTTCATCTTCTTGTAGTAAGATTTTCTGTTCTCTGAATTTCTTTTCTTTGCTTGAACATAAGCTGGATTATTCTTAATGCTTTTTTTTGCAACAGTCTTTGGTACATATTTACTATTTCTAATAGCAAATAACATTCTATCATACACAGAGTCTTCTGTTAGTTGATCATTATATCTAAATATAACTAGAGTTATACCAGCTTCTTTGCATAGCTGAATTTTCTTTTCATCTCTTTCTTGAGCTTTTTCAAACTCATATCTAGAATCAAAAAATCTCTGCGTATAAAAGAAATGCTGTCTTCCGTGATACTCAGCTGCAAGTTTATACTTAGGACAGTAAACGTCTAGCTTGAGTCTCTCACCAATGTGATGTTCATTAACAATGGCTTCTCCTGGAAAAAGTTTTTTCATTACCAATGTCAGAGCTGTTTGACCTCTAGACATTTTTTTATGTCGTTCTTTAATCCAGGATAAACCAAGTTGATTTATTCTTTTATTTAGCTTGTTTATAGATATAGAAAGTTCTTTTGCTATATCTGATAGAGACAAATTACTCTCAAACAAAAGGTCTGTGAGAAATTCGTCATCATCCTGATGATCTTCCCACTTATTGCTCATGGCTTACCTATTGATTCTATCAATAGACCTAGCTACTGTCAGTGTCTTTCCAAGATCTAAAATTGATAAATCTGTTTTTTCCCATATCTTTGGTGCTAAAGCAGAACTTAACATTGGACAATCTAAAACTATAGTTTTGTATTCGTTATCAAATTCAGATATCTGAGCCATAACAGAATCAAGCTTATCATAAAAATCATTATATGGAACTTGAATGAAAGCAGAATCTTTTGAGAAGAATTTTCCTATATTTGATTTGTGCTGAAAAGATATGACAAGAACTTTATTATATTTAAAGTAATAATTCATAAATGTTTTGAACGTATCATAGTTCTTATTAATATAATTCTCTAAGAATGTAGAATCATAGAAATCCTTATTCAGAGCACCTATCTTTCCAAGTTTGTTCTCTTGAGATTGAACAAAATCTATCTGAGCAGCTGCTAAATAGTTTGAGTCAGCTAGTGTCAAACCTCTAAGCGTCGATTGAACAAACTGCTTTGGTGGTTTCTTTTCGCCTTTGATATCTCCAAGCATAGAGAAGAAAGCAGATCTTGTATAAGTAACAAAAGCAAATCTTTTTCTACTCTCAAGCATCTCTGTGACTTTAATAAGTGTTTCTTTTTCTGTATACGTTTTCACTTTAGATTCCAATTTAGTAGTACGGGATTAAGATCGATTATAGATTCAATATGCTGGATATTGTGGAATTCACCTCTGTCTATCGCCATGTATCTATCATACTTCATTTGCTTGTCATCGTCATATACATAGCCCAAATGCTGCATTGCGAGACCAGAATGAACCCAATAGTTTCTTTGTCCAACCCAATTTACAACATAAGTTGGTTCAGATCCACAAGCTAACTTTCTATCAAAAAATGCTCCACCAGTTTGATATCTAAAAATTCTTGAGCTGTTGTTAGGAGTCCAAAGCTTATCTACTCTGTATTGTTTTTCGTTCCACATATGATAAAAGCGAACATTAACAACATCATATGGAGATGACTTTAAAACTTCTTTGATCTCCAAACCATCTTCATGGTATAGTTTTTCATCACAGTCAATTGCGATAATCCAATCGCCATCTTTTGCAAACTTTTCTAAGTTATGCCAAGCTTTAGCTCTGAGATTACCTTCATGCTGCCTAAACAAGGACTCCTCATTTGTGAAGACCTCTGCATACTTAGCGGCTATTTGTGGAGTATTATCATCAGAACAATCATCTGTAAATATAATTTTGTCGACCTGTGTCGACAGTCTTTCTAGTACTTCTTCCAAAAATCTATTGGCTTCATTTTTGCCAACCATTTGTGCAATAATCATATTATGTCCCAAAAACTAAACTGGGGGACCACCAGTAGAGTGATCCCCCAGAACTTATGTTGTAGTCAGCTATCAGGCTGAGAGCTCTTCGATCTGCTCACGAGCTTCCACAGAAGAAATGCGCTCAACATCAGTAGACATGAACAGAAGCTCACCAGAAACACCACGACGACCCATGGCAACTTTCTGTGCGTCTGTCTTGCTGTTTGCCTTCACCAATGTAGTCGAAGTGACTGCAAAATACTTGAACTTATTATCTGACATTTTATGTTTTTCCTTTTTATTTAGTTGGATAATGGATTGCGATATATTCTATCGCATCTTGCAGGGTATCTGCAAGTTTTGTTGCCATATATTTCATGTACACTCTATCCTTATAGGATGGTGCACAAAACACTACTGTTGGTTGGCCATGGATCTTAGCCCATGCCATCTCAAAGTCAGTGCCTATATATGCGCGATCTTTTATCATATATTCTACCAAAACAATATCTGATCTTTGTTGCATGAATATATTTTTTCTTGCAATCTCTTCTGGAGACATCGTTTTGTCCTCTGGAATAGAGGTAGGATCATATACTGAATAACCACGCTGCGTCAACATAAACGTAGCTTCTTTTCTCCAGGTTATAGCATAATCACCGACGTAGTCCATAGCGCCGGACAAAAAAACTGTTAAGCTCATACAGGCCAATAATACTCTAGATCTGACGGTTCGTCAAAGTATTGCGAATAGTATTGGTAATCTTTTCTCAAAAGATTTGACCTATGAGATCTATGCAGTTCCTCATTGCCAAACCATGAAGGAAGAGTTATGTGTTTATAATCTATTTCTTCCATCTGCATTGTATTTTTATATCCTCTTTTAGCCCATTCTTCAATGGTAAAATTCTGATACAACTTAAGAGCTTCTTCATATCCAGTCCACATACGTGTTACTGGGTGATTTCGCCAACCTTTTGTAGAAGTTCTATCTAATAGAATGTTGAGAATTTGGTACGTCTCTACGCGTTGTTTGCCCAACCGACGATAGTCAAGTATTCTTACAGATTGCAAAAGATCTGGATAAGGCAAAAAGGTTTGCATAATCTTTACTTCTTAAATTCTGTCCATGTTTTGTCACCAACACCATAATACTCTCTGGCAAGTCCAGATGCAACTATATCATTATTCAGACACTGACCTTCTGCATTCCAAACTCTAGCAAGAACTCTACCATACTTTTCATTCTTGTCAAGAATAGTCTCTATTTTTACTTTATGGCCAGCTTTAGCTAACCATTGATCTGTAAATTCTTTTGCAGCTAAGCCCTTTTGTTTTTCTTCTAGATTTGTTGTACGACTCTCTGGAGTATTAACGCCATAAAGTCTTACTCGCCCCTTACGAAGGGTATCAAAACCAAGGTCAATAACGATATCAAAGGTATCACCATCAACAACTTTTTTGACTTCTGCCTTGTAATAATAAACATTTTTATCTTGCATTTTGTATTCCTTTATAGTTTTTAAATTGCTAAATATCATAGCATATAATTCATTTAAACTTTGTACAGATTTATTCAATAATCATCTGGCAGTAGAAAAAGTTAATTATGATTACAGTAATGCATCTATAGAAATTTATAAACCAAGTATTTTTAATATTTAATTCCATACACATTAGACGTATTAAAATCTATCTTTGATCTATTTAAATAGTCTTGATATGCCTCAGCGTCTGGGGCTCCATAAAAGCCAAATTTTTTTCCGTATATATACTCTGTCATACCAACTTTGTCTTTGTCCAATTCCTCAAAGTAAAATTTTCTATCATCTTTGTATGTATCTTTTGAGAAACCATTAATTTCCTGTTTTGTTAATGTTGATATCATAGATGTTTCTGAACTAAAAAATCTATAACCCCTTGTACAGGCTCTTAAAGCTGTAAATTCTTGTTCTGGATTAAATATAATAAAAGGATTGTATGATATATCATATATAAAATTAGAAAGAGTAAAAAGACCACTACAACCCAAGCTTAAATGATGCTCTAAAAATTTACCAAGAAATTTCTCTTCATTTATTCTACTTTTATCTGGACAGGTTATTGGTTGACCTTTTTGAGGAAAAAATGGAAACGCATCCACTCCATTAAAATTCTTAATGTATTCTTTATGCTCATCATAATACACAGAAACATCATGCCAGGCACAGGTTTGTGAAATAGCAGGTTTTTTAATATGTTTTAGCAATAAATTTAAATCTTTTTTAAGAACAGAGTCCCAATTTTTAGCAAAAATAGTATGAGCGTCTATTTGTAAAAAATATTTTTCATCATCATGGAGAGATGACGCTATCAACCTAGCCATAGCGACGCCTAATGGCTTATCATATTGCGCGTTCACACATCGAACGTTTTTGTATTGACTAAAATCTTCAAAAGATTTTGAATTTGTTTTTTGATTAAAAATACCAAAATGAATACTTTCAGGTTTGTCAGCTTTTTCAAAAGCGTCTTCTACTGTAATATGAGTAAAATATTCATTAAAAGCTGGAATTGCTATGAAGATTTTTTCATTTTTCCACACTTTAGTCTCTTTCTATACCTATGTAATCACAAGCTTTTCTAAAAATTTCCCTACTTATTGGAAACTGCGCATCAGCGTGACTATAACCCTGTCCTGGCTTAGGAGATGATGCATGCCAACTGTGTCCTATAGATACAGATCCATCATAGACTACATTATAACCTAGATGTCTAGCAAAATAAGAACACCAGGTTTCCTCATAATAGTGAGGAGTAGGAAGAAATGCTCCTATTGCATTTGGATACATCTCTTTGTATTTTGGATGATTTGTTAACTCATTCCATACTTCTCTACGTACAAAATAAGCGGAGCCTGAAACAGTTACACATTCTACCCTATCCCTATAGAGTAAATCTTCAGTATCTAGTTCATTCCATCCCCTATGCTTTGGCGCTGTGTTGGTTCCCACTATTCCCGCATGGCGTATTGCTCCATTCTCATCACGTTGTTTTGGTCCAAGTATATGTATATCTGGATTGTCATCAAATATCTTTTGAATTTTCTCAACGTCGCTGGTAGTCATCCATACATCTGCATTTAAAAGTCCTATAATTTCACCATAGGAAAACTTAACCATTTGATTGCACGCTGCTGAATAGCCTATATTTTCATTTTTCCAAGCAGCTGAAATCATATATCTTTTATTCTTTACAGATTCTTTTTCTAGCCACTCCCATGAACCGTCAGTAGAGCCATTGTCTGACACAAAAAGATTCCATACATTTCTGAGCGCGCCACTTGAATAATGAACATCGCCATGTAAGGTATCCAATAATCTATTCAGCTCTTTTCTTGAGTTGTAATTTACAACGCATAGATCAATCATTCAATTCCCAAACTGTAAGTATTATCATAATTCATTGAAACAACTATGTTAAAGGCATCTTCTAAATCTGTTCCTTTTTGAATCAAATAAATAAAATGCTCTTTTGCTTGCTGAGTATTGTTCATGCAAAATTCCTGTAATCTATTTATGTATTGAATCCAAGTAATTGTATCTTGTGTTTTTTTTATTGTTTTTGAATTAAAAATATTGTTGCCAATTATATACCCAATTGCTCCACATCCAATTATTGTAAGAATATATTTACCATTCTTCTTCATAAGATTCCCCTACACTGAAATAAGTATCAGTTATCCAATTTCTAATATCTTGTGCTACTTCTAGCCAATCTTCTTTTTCTCTAGCATCGTCGCAAGACTCTGCCATGTATTCATAGATTGATATAATATGTTCTAGTCTTTCCAGACTAGCGACATAAACTGCCTGACCAGCATTTACTTTGACTGTTATTTTCTTTTTTGTATTCTGCTTTTTACTCATCGCTTTGCTTCTTTGTTTTTATTTCTGCATTCATTATTTCTTCTTTTGGCACCTCGTAAACACATAAGCTATTTTTTTCTGGCTCAAATGTAACGAAGAGAATCTTCTTTTGGTCCAGGCTATATCCATCGGGAGGAGCAGATTCTAGAGCAATCTTTTTGGAAGCGCAACCAAAAACCTGACTCAATCCCTTATATACAACTACATAATTTAATTTGCCTGCTGCCATATATCTACCTTCACTGTCTCAACATTGGCTTTATTTAAAAAGCTTTGTACTTCATTCCAATTGTCATATGAATAAGATTGATCGTCTAAGTAGAATACTTTTTCTACTGTGGAATTTGCTATCAACTTAGCACAAGTAAAACATGGTGGTCCATTTACATATAATTTAAGTGGCTTAAGACTATAATCACAATGTAAAAGAGCATTCTGTTCTGCGTGAATAGATATACAATTATCGTATGATGATCCTGGAGAAGAGTTTTCTAGATATCTAGGACATCCACCGTCTTCACAGTGATCAAATCCACTAGGACCGCCATTGTATCCCATGCCAACAACATGATTTTTAGAATCAATTAATACTGCAGCATACTTTCTTTTTGCACATGTAGAAAATAAATCAGCTGCATATTTGCAAAGCTGCATATATTTTATATCTTTTTTAGAATATCTATGTTGTAACATAAATTAATGTTCCTAAAACCAAAGATGAAATAATAGAAAGACTATATGCTATTACTCTTACATTTCTATCTTTTTGTGTTTGAGCTAATAGATGTAGACTAATCATCCAGTTTAGGATTATAGTAAATAATATTATATATAATACCTGCATTATATTAAATTTTCCGGAAGTAAAGATTTAAATGATATTGGAAACAATGGTTCTACAAGGCTTCTAATTGCTGATGCATACTTTTGAATTTCAAACTGACTATCTTCAGCAAGTCTTTGAGACAGAAACAAAACAACAGATTGCAGCGAACAAGACCATCTATAAACTACGTACATACAATAAGCTGGCAAGAATAAACGTGCTTGCTCTGGTGCAATTCCATGCTCTATTGCGGTGTTATAGAGGGCTTCGCCCTGTTCCGCGTATCTCTGTAGCTCAGTGCTTAGAATCGCTCCTACAAATGGGTCAGCTAAACCATGAGAACCTTGTTTTTTGTCCTCTGGGGCAAGTCTCCACTCATCTGATAATGGAATATAAAACTCTGGGTCCATTGTAATGTATCTTCTAGATGATTCATTCCAAGAATCCATTGTATGATCAGAACCAACAACATATTTCCAATGTTGTCTAGCCACCATTAGAGGAGCCTTGAGTTCTAGTGTCACAAAAGCATGCCTAAATGGAGACATATGATTTTCTCTTGCCAAGAAATTCACGAGTCTTGCGTCTGAGGTTGTCATTTCTTTTGATTCTTTTGCAAAAGATGCTCTTGCGGCATTGACAACAGAAAGATCACTCCCCATACTATCAATCAGTCTAACATAACCCTTGTCTAAAACATCTATCATTTTGTCATCTGACATATTATTAATCTTCATCCTGCTCGTCTTCATCTTCATCTACATACGTTATGTGTATTTTATTTATTATATCACTATAGTCATTTAGATGCACGGTAAAATCTTCAGAAGCCTGATATAAAGAACCTATTAAATTTTCAAGTTCTTCAGATTTTTGTATCTCGTTTGTAGAGTAAGACTTATATATTAATGTGTTAATCAACACTATACAATCCATTAAAGATTCCTGTATAACAAGAAGGCTTTTTATATCAAGTATGGTTTCTGTTTCTTGTTCTTCTTTTAAGCCTTCAATTGAGTTCGAAGACATTATCTCAGAAAACATTCTATCTATATTTTCTTTATCATCGTGATTTGACATTTTTCTCCACTAGCTAGCGTTATCTTTTACAAACTTTATCTCACATGCGTCCGTTGTACAGTAAGCCTCGCCAATGGCATCAGCTGCCATGCCCGCATATATTCCAGTAAAATCAATTGCAATTAAGTTACTGACACTGCTTTCGTATTCATCTTTTGTGATTTGAGTGTAGGGCATCTGGGGATATGTTTCATTTCCTTGTGGAAGAAATGAAACTGTTTTAATCTGACCATCATACATATGAAGAACTGTTCCTATGTGCTGTTTTTCTTGTATTGAGTCAAAAGAAATAGTTACTGAAACAGAATTGTCTGACCAGTATCTCTGCGCTGCTGCAGCTAGTGCCATCTTTTCAAAGATAGTTACATCTTTTTCTGATCTACTAGCTTTTGACTCTATTGGAAAGAATACAACAGATGTTGTATCTGGCGATTCCGAAGCCTGTTCTACTCTGTAATTAGCCATCTCAAATAGTGGTAACATTGGGTCTTTATTTGAAAATCTAATTGCACGAAGGAAATACTTACCACCTGGTGTCCAGTGAACTCCTGGTGATTCGCCAGCAAGAATAGATACTGTTCCAGATGGCTTGACAGTTGTCATTTTAATTGACTCTCTAATTCCAAGCCACTCAGAATAGACGTTATCGTATCTTTGAATGGTTTTATATCCCTGATCCATCCACTCTCTAAGGACTGGCATACCTACCTTGTCAGTAAAGTCTGCTATACCAGACATAGATGTTCCAATTCTTCTATTTCTCTGCATGATTGCATTAGTCTCTTCCCAATGAGTTGGGAGAAGAGTTACTGTTTTAGCATAGAGATAGGCAAACTTTAGAGTGCGCCTATAGTCTTCTAATGATTCATGTCGGCCAAGATATGTCTCGACTAGAGTGCAGCATTCGTATGACTCTAGAGACTGCTCTGCACATGGATTAAATCCAGCTACTCTATGGTCTTTATTATTTGGTGCGTCTATTAGTCTGCCATATTTGCGAGACATATCCATCCATATAACACCTGGCTCTCCATTTCTGGCTATTCCATCCACTATTGGAGAAAGATCTTGACCAACGCTAACTTCTACCGAATTATTAGACATCCAAGCCCAACCTGGGTTCTCAGAGTCATATGAATTTCTTTCAGAAAACACTTCAGAGTTCTTTAAATTCAAGAAATCTTGATCATCAATTCTTCCTATTAATAGTTCTGCGGAACGACGAACATTGCCAGAAACAACACACACACCAATGAGGTTGCCGATGTCTGCAATGTCTGTTCTTGTAAGCTTTTGTCCAGCTCTGCTTTTAAATATTTTATTAATTGCCTTATGAAGCTTCTTCAAAGGATCTGGACCAGAAGCAGTACCTCCAAATGTATTAATCTTAGAACCAAGAGGTCTAATAAGACTGTAGTTAAATTCAATTGGATTTTGATCTGGTTTAAGATACGAATTAATTAGCATGGCGGTTGACTCTGCCCAGCCTTCACGATCATCAGATATGGAATGAGTGATTACTGGTTTATCTGATTCATAAATTAAAAAGTCTTTGTCTGCACCCTTATCGTCAAACCCAACTCCTACCCCCAACATAGATGCTTCCATGAGGAATGCAAATGGTTTAGCTGGATTAAGCTTAGTCATTTCAGATGTACTTACAAACGCACAGTTTTGTAGCGCTGCAGAGTTTTTCTGCACATTGACGATCTGAGTGCCCATCATCCATAAGCCTCTTCCTGGTGGTGTCCACTTAAGATTGAACAAACGATCAAACGCTTCTTTTGCTGAAGCCTGTGCCTTAGCGTCGTTCCATGGAAGTCTGTTTTTCTTACAATGGTCTTTTTGGAGAGAGTACATTCCGTTAATTACTCTTTCGCATACGTCAACCCAGCTCTCTTTTGTGCCATCTTCCTTAATTCTTGAATAGGTTCTTAAAAATGTTATCTCACCAACTGAGTTGCCTGCAGCGTCAGTATTGCCAAAAGGTGGCTTTTTAATTCTATATGAATCCAAGAACTCATCGGTTATGCGAAAAGAGTACATAGAAGACTGTTTTACCTGCTGTGCTATTGATTGGATTGGTGATTCCTGTATTGTTGTTTCCGTTAACATTTTTTAGGTCTCCTTATTTACTTTCTAAAATCTTGATGTACTTTGGATTCATTTTATTTAATTCTGCTTGTTTTATTTTTAGTATCTGGTCAAGTGAATATACCTTATGTATTTCTCTTTCTATAAAATATCCACTTCTCCAATTTAGGACCTTGCTTATGTGTGAAGAGTAATTAGTAAAGACATTGCATATCACAGCACCGCCATAAATCTTTACTAAATTTTTTAATTTGTCAGCTGCTTGATCTTTCTTCTGCTTAGAAGAAAAATACTCAGTATCCATATTCCCATATAGCCAATTATAAGCCTGCCTAGTCAATGGAGATATATCAATCTGATTAAAGATTCCCAAATCCATGACAATCTTTCTATTCTTTTCTATCTCTAAATCTTTTTTGACTATATTGCGGAATAATTCAAACCAGTCTCTTTCATTAAACTGAGGCCATCCTCCAACCCAAAAAAGCATTGCGTGTTTTTCATCAGGAATTGTATTTCTATTTATTATAGGCGACAAGCATGCGCAAGCTACAGACTTTTTAACAAAGTCTTTTGCCTTTTGTTCATCTGCAAGTTTCTTTTTTTGTACAGTCCATAGTTGGCCTATCTTTTCTTTCCAGTCAGCCTCTCCCAAATATATTGTCAAATACTTTTCTGCCAAATCAAAAGATAGCGTTCCGTTATTTGCTAACGCTTCTATAGATTGTATAGACATGAATAATCCTCTTTATGTTTACCTAAAGATATAAAACTTGCTTATATAAATCGAATCCCGCCCTAAATTTATAGGGCGGGAGTATCGATCTTCGCCTAAGAAGATTATATCATAGGCTGTCTTTTATTTTTTATCCGCGATGCTTCTTCGAACTTTTTTTTCTAGAAGCAAGTGTGCTGTTAATATTGTCCAACTTGCGATTGGAATAATACTCTTGAGAGGTCTTTCTGTTGATCTCCAAAAAGATCTCGTTAATGTTTCTATTTTTTTTGATTTTATTGCGTAATAATCATATGTTGCTATTATTGCAACAAGTGCCAGCCAAGCATATGCTCCAGATATTCTACTATCCTTTTCTAGGAGGACAGGAGATTTATAATAATCAGAGAGCTTTTGAAGAGGGGACGCCATACCACTCATTGACTTTTTCGCGTCCATAATCTCCAGTTGTATTTGCTTGTCCGTATCCAGTTGTAAAAACTTTTGCACTTGTGACACCCTTTTGTTCATCTGGCCTGAACAAACCAAAAGATGCTGCTGCACCCTCTGCTTCTGTTCTTGGACCATGACCTGTGTTAGCAAATATATTAGCAGATGTTACACCGTCAAACACATAGTTGCTGTAAAGACTATAGTCTGTTGTGCGCTTTTCGTGACCAAAGGCAGAACCAAATGCCTGAGCTCCAACAAGACCCTTAAACTCTAGTGGGCGGTATCTAGCACCATCGTATGTTGCAGATCCGTCTGGGAAAACACCAGAAAGAGGATGCACATAGAGTGTAGTGCCATTAAAAAGCTGTGAAAGAAGTACGCTGCCAGGATGACGACCAGTTCCAGGAACATGATGATTATCCGGAGCGCCATCAAGAACATGGCTAGTGCTAAATAGTGGATAGTAGGAATAGGTTCCAGCCGTGCCCTTGAATGGATTGACCATATCATTAGTATTTTGACCCTTCAAAACTGGTCTTGGTCCAACATAAAAAGTTGCCATTATACTCTCCTTATAGAAACATTGTAATTATATAGTAAAAAGATTCTTCATTTTTTGCAAGGAATTAAAGGTTATAATCAGCCTGAATAATCAAATCTGACAATACTGGTGGTATTTTATTGTCAGGCATGAGCATTGTTAGCTCTATATAAACACAGGTTGAAGCTCCAGAATTTGAATTTGTACTATAATTTCCACCAACTTGGTAAAAAACCCTGTAGGAAGATATCTCAGAAACTATAGACTGTGACACGTTATATATCTTTGGCGATACATTCGTGATTTGGTTTATTGTTTTTCCAGAAGGGGCATCAAATTTAATAAAAGTCTTACCTGTTGGAAGAAACTTCTCGTATCTAATATCCATATTGGATAGCCCATATGTATAAACATATTTGTTATTTTCAACAACATAGTTTTTTTGTCTGAGCAGTATTCTGACGGCAGTGATACTCTTTTCCTCAAACAAGAAATTAAGAGGACCAGCGTTATTTATGACATCAGAACCAAGGACACTCCAGCCTCCTGGGGCAACCTTGCCAACAGCATCATACTGTCCATCATAATATCCTGGGTTGACAGGGAAGTATACATCTTTATCAGAGAGCGTTGGACTTAAGGTAGTTGTATATTCTACCTTTACAACATCAACTCCACTAGCTGGATAAGGCATCAGTCTTATGCAGTTTGACAAAGAGGTTCCCATAGAACCAGATGGAACCTTTACATATAGATAAAGACTAACTCCTAATGGATTTACCTCATTGAGTATGACATTTCTTCTCCAGACCTTATCTGGTTGGTCTAAAAAGGCATACTGAACTGGAGTACTGTCTATTACCGAACCAGAAGAGTCTCCTCCAGCAAGGCTATTGTCTATTCTAGTCTCTAGGAAATCTGGTATTACTTGACCTTCTATAGCATTAACAAACTTAATCTTTGAATAACAAGATCCAGTTACCCTCGGGAGAGTCAACTGATTGTAATACTCATCAAAGTTTAGCAGTGTCCCCGTATTGAGCGCATATTCTGTATTATAAAATGGAATTACATCTATTTGTGACTTCGAATACAGTGAAAGCTGATTTGTGTTTTTGCTTTCTAGTGACCTTATTCGATCATATAAATCATTTACTGCTGAAGAAAGATATATATTTTCTTTAACAACTCTTTCTATAATCTCCGATACCTTTTTGTCTAAAACTCCATACTTATTGTATAGATAAATGAGATCGGCATAATTTTGCTCGACTCTCTGATTAAAATCAGTGCTTGAAATCGGACCATGGTATTGTTGAGCTTTTTTCTCTGTGTATATAAATTCTGGCACTTTAAGCTATTCCTTTTTCCCTATTAGATCCTCTAATATATTCAGTTTATGGATCATACGACTTATTTTAGATGAATTTATCATTTGTTTATTAACATTGTATATGGAATTATTGTAAGGTGTGGCCGAGTTTGTAGAATATTGATTTAAGTTTTTATCATAAGTTGTATAATTTAAATATACAGTTGCCAATATGCTGCTATCAATATAGTAATCTGGAGTAGCTGTCTCAAAAACATTAGAATAGTCTTTAGATATTTGAGCCAAAGAAGACTCTAATGTTTCAGCTTGTTTTGCCAGCCTTGCAGAGTCGACAATGAACTGATCGTAGTACAGGTTGAGCATGCTTGAAGGTACTGGCCCCTTATATGGTAACCTTTGCCTTGATATATTAGGCTCAAAAACCGTTTCTCTTTTAGATTTGTCTACATATGTTTTTGCCATAAATTTTCCTAGTGTTTAAATTTTAATCTGTAAGAGTTAATAGATGGACTAGCAAAAGCGTTTTGTCCCCTAAAGAGATCTGCCCTTAATCTAAGGGAGGTAATTCCATTATTCAGATTCTCATAATAATAAACTATACTTCCAGAATCTATTTCTTTTTCTCTTCTGTAAACTATTTCTTTATTTCCTTCCCAATTAATTATTGAGAAAACATTGTCCGCATTAGAATATAGATTTCTTAAATCTTCTATTTTAACTTGATATAAATAGTTTTGATAAACTTTAATAGATGGTATATTTTTAATTGATATACCTTCAAATAGACTCAAAGATCCGTTAAATGAAGAATTAACACCATTGGTATGATTTGTGGAATTATTGATAACGATTGCTAAACTATTTTGTCCTTTTTTAAAATTCCATGTTACAGAAGATTTTAAAACTCCAGGCTCTACTCTAGAGAGTAATCTTCCGTTCAAATAAATCTCTACATCCCAATACTGAGATCCGCCTAATCCATTTTCATATATTGTTTTTAAAACATTTTTTGTTATTGAAACATCAGAATCTGAAAATATATTTGTTGACACATGTATACTACCATATTGGAAATTTGCTCTAAGGAAGTCTTGGCTATCTGGAACGGACATATTACTTTGTGATAGAACAAGATCGTTTCTTTTTCCGGCTAGAACATCTTGCCAAACAGATTGACTAAGTGAAGTACCACTAACAAAAGAAACTCTTAATTGATTTTGATCAACATTTTCTAATATATAAGTTTCTATTGGGTTGACTCCTGCTGGCATTTTGCATAGTCTATACAAAGAAAATCCTATATTGTTATAATCATTTTGATAGAAGTAGCTTTCTATTGGATTTCTCCAAGTTGTTGCTCTTGGAACTTTGACTAAATCATTATCAGTTGGCAATATGGATTCACCACTTGATTCAATTATTTTTTTTGCTCTTAGAGCTGCTCCATTAAAATTTATTACTTTTTCATTTGAAGAAATAGGATAATTACTTGGTGATATTGAATACCAATTTAACAGTTCAACGTTAGGAGAGTTATTATCAACTGCAACATAGTAGTTAATATTGCATCCGTTTGGGATCTGGTCATTAGTCTCTAGCATTACAGCATCTATCATTAGAGATGTATTTTGATCACTAGGTATACTGATCGGATTGCTTATATATCTAGCAGAGAAGTCGTAATACGGAGCAGTAATAACTAAATCATCTATTGTAAAATCATAAACATAGATTTTATTTTGCGAAGAATCAGTATTCACATAATCTGGTTCTGCCTTTGTTAAATAAATATCTATAAAACCAACTGGTTTTGGATCAAAATGAAAAGAAAATACGTCATAGTCCAACAATCCACTTTTAGAAGCTAATATCGAATTAGATCTATCTTGTGCATCGCTTATAACTACTGAGATGTCTACCGCTTTTTTAGACCTAAGTCTTCCCTCTATTACTGATACCGAATTATTAACAGCTGTTGAAACTGGGACAGTTATTTTTAAAGTACACAAACCTATTGTGTTTGATTTGTATCCAAAACTACCATCAGTTGCTTGATAAGTCCAAGGATCATTATTCAATCCACTAAATACATTCCCAAAATTGACACCACCTCTTGATTCTTTTACTTCACCATCAAAGACAATTGTTAATTCAACAGTAACGCTATTGTTTAGAATATTTGCAACATAATTAAATAAATCAGAACTTAATTTTGGAAGGCTTACTTTTCTAATTTCTGTATCAACAAAAGCAGAAGTGTTATCTAAATCAGTACTGTTAGTATCATTAAATGCATTAGATACACTATAATAAAATCCATCTGTGTTTTTTAAAGCAAATAGGTGATCATCAACTTTTTTTTCAACCTCTGCTCTTTTATTCTTTAGATTATCTAGTCTAAATTTATAAGAAGAAATTACAGAATATAATTGTTCCACTTCTTCATAAAACGATTCATAAAGAACATCTGTATTAAATAATAAAGTAGCCATTATTCTATTAAGCTTTTCATAATCTATTGTATCAGAAAAGTTAAGATCGTCATATCTTAGCGTAACAGGATCTCCTATCCTATTAACATTAAAATACTGACCAAACAATACAGAAATATCATTACTATTTGGCTCTGATCCAAGACAATAATAAATTTTCATTATTGTTTCTAAAAATCTTTTTTTCTGTATATTTTCTATACTCATATTATCTAAACCTTACACCGATTTTATATGATCCAAGAATTGGAGTGACATTACTTCCCTTGGTCTTCTTAAGAACTGCCCTAAACCTAATGCTTTTTATTGGGTTTGGCACTTCGGGATAGCTATAGTAGGCTATCTGTGGCAAAATGTTATTTGAAGAAAGATTTTGATTAAAAGAAATTATTTCAGGAACTGCTTCGAAATTTCTTTGAAGTGGAGATATTTGAATCCAATTCAATCCATCATCAACACTTATATAGTAATCAATTGATGTTGAATAATCTTCGGAAGAAGTAATTTCATCTGACACTTCTAAGCTTACAAGATCTACATCCTTATGCACATAAAAAGGTTTAGATACTATTTCTGCTGAATCTGTAAACATTTCTTTTCCAACATAGATATCTCTTATTCCAATTGCTGCCCTCTTAGCATTGAGATATTCAAAATTTCTTTTCAGATATACTGACTCCACTTTATTCGTAATGATTTTATTTTCTGTAGTTACATAAGAATAAGACAAATCTACTCTTAGCGTATCTGATGTTGAACCCTTTATGGAATTTGGTGTTTCAAAATTTGGAACTATTAAATTTTGATTCCATTTTATATTTTTTGCTCCATCTGGAAGAACACCAGAAGCTTTTGGATTAAATCTTTCTTGATCTTTCCATTTTACGTTTAAATTAGAAGACGTATAAGGAGTCCAGTAGGCGTGTTTGATTCTTACATCCTTAAACTCTGGTTGTTCAAAAGTAATATATACTTTGTTTGCTAAAACCTCTGGAAATCTTAGCACTCCTTTATTATAAGAATAGTTCTTATAATTAGAAATTGTTGCACCAGATATGTCTGCACCAACATACATGGGCCCTCCATTAATCAATTCATAAATATTACTTTTAT